GTGCAGGGCACGCGCGGGAAGGAGAGCGTGTACGACGCGCCGTTGTGCTTGGGCTGGTGGCGCCATCACCACGCCTCGGCGAGTGCGAAGGAGGTTGCGCAGACGCGATCGTACGAGGCGACGGCCAAGCTCAACGAACTGAAGCTGAAGCAGCAGCAGGGTGAGCTGCTCAAGCGGGACGTGGTCATCACGCAGGGCCGCGCGTACACGGTTGGCTGGGCCGGCCAGGTGCGATCGATTGCGCGGCGGGCTCGGCAGTCGGGCATCATCGCGACGCCGGCGGCGGAGGCGGCGCTAGCGGACCTGTGCCGGCAGATTCTGACGAACATCTCGAGTTGGACGACCCCCGCGGCCGCGCTCGCGGCTGAGGAGGCGGCATGACGAAGAGGCGTCTCCCGCGAGGGCTCGTCGCGGACTGGGCGATCGCCGCGACGCCGCCGCCTGCGCTCACGGTCAGCCAGTGGGCGGACCGCACGCGACTGCTCCCGGAGTCGAGCGGCGCGCGCGGGGCGAAATGGCGTACCGATGCTGTGCCGTACTTGCGTGGGATCATGGACGCTGTGCACGAGCCCGGCGTGCAGAAGATCGTCGTGATGAAGTGCCATCAGGTCGGCTGCTCCGAGGCCTTGCACAATGTGGTCGGCTATTTCATTGAGCACGACCCGTGCCCGATGCTGTTCGTGCACCCGACTGCGGGCGTGGCCGTGGAGTGGTCCAAGGAACGCTTGGCCGACATGATCCGGTCGACGCCGGCGCTGGCCTCGGTCGTGCGCGAGAAGCGGATGCCTCGGAGCGCGGGCGGGGAAGACGGCAGCACGCTCGAGCTGAAGATGTTCCCGGGTGGCTTCTTGGCGCTCGGCGGCGCGAACACGCCGAACACGTTTGCGCGGCGCGCGGTGCGCGTGGCGATCGGGGATGACGTCGACCGGTTTCCTGCGGTCGTCGGGGAGGAAGGCGATCCGGCTGACCTGCTGCACAACCGGACGACCAGTTTTTACGACGGGCTATCGATCTACGTGTCAACGCCGACGATCAAGGGCAGCCGGATCGATACGCTGTATCAGCGGTCTGACCAGCGCCGGTTCTTCGTGGCGTGTCTCGCCTGCGGCCGTGAGGATTGGGTCACCTGGGGCGATGCGGCGCATTTCCGCGTCACGTTCGACGCGCGCGATCCTGAGACCGCGCGGCTCGAGTGCGCGAGCCTGGAGCATGGTGGCTGCGGCGCGCACCTCTACGAGCCGGAGCGTCGCCAGATGATCCTCGAGGCGGGGCGCTCGCCCGATGCTGGGTGGCGGCCGACGACGGTGGCGCGTGATCGTGGCCTGATTGGCTTCCATGTGCCGGCGATGGTCTCGACGTTAGGGAGTGTCACGCTGCCAACCCTGGTGGAGAAGTGGCTTTCGGCGCGCGAGCGCGGGAAGGAGAGCCTGCGGGTGTTTGTCAACACCGCCCTCGGTGAGGGCTGGGAGGACCGGACGGCGCGGATGGATTCGCACGCACTCATCGCGCGCCGCGAGGACTACGGCGAGGGGATCGAAGTGCCTGCGGCTGCCGTCGTGCTGACGGCGGGCGTTGACGTGCAGAGCAACCGCTTCGAGCTGTCGGTGTTCGGGTGGGGGCCGGCGAGCGAGCGGTGGCTCGTCGATCACCGTGTGGTGCCAGGGGATCCGAAGCTGCCGGAGATGCGGGTGCCGCTACTCGAGGCGCTGTCGCGGAAGTATCAGCACGCGAGCGGGCATCAACTCCCGATCATGGCCACGTGCATTGATACAGGCTACGCGGCTGAGGAGATGTATGACTTCGTGCTGGCCTACCAGGCGCGGCGCATCTACGCGACCAAGGGATTCGCCGGCAAGTCTGGTGAACCGATCGTCGGGAAGGCGGCTGAGAAGCGGACGGGGCGAAGTATTCGGCCTGTGCGTCTGTATCCGCTGAATGTCGACGACGCGAAGGGTGACGTGATGGCCGGCCTGAGCCTCGCGGCGCCGGGTCCTGGGTATCTACACTTCCCACTGCACCTAGAGACGGTGCACGAGGAATACTTCGCGCAGCTGTGCGCCGAGCATCGCGTCACGCGCTACAACGCGTCGAGCGTGGCGACGCACTTCGTCTGGGTCTTGGACCGCGACCGCAACGAGGCGCTGGACTGCGCGGTCCTCGCGCTGGCTGCGTACAAGTTGCTCAATCCGAACGTGCGGCAGATGGCCGAGGCGCTCGCCGTGATGCCTCCCGTGCCGCCAGCAAGTCCAGGCAGCCAGCTGTCGCCCGCGGCGCCCGTGGCGTCATCACCAGGTCGGCGCGTCGGTCGCTCGGCCTATTTGGGAGGGTAGAGCCATGGCGACACGTCTCGCGCTGACGTTACCCGCGCCCGATCGTTGTCGGTTGTGCGGCGTGCCAGGTCGCGTCATCCACACGAGGACGTCGCCAGGAAGTAAGCGTCGGCGGCACCAATGCCACGTGTGCGCACACCGGTGGACGAGTTGGCAGACACTGATCGATCCGCGACGTCTCAGGCCGGCGCCAGCCCCCTCCTCGCGGTAGCCGCGTGCCCACAGAAGTGCAACGCGATGCCACTTTCCAGCAAGCACACGTCCCCCCTCCCCTACTACAGGTAGTAGTTTTGAGTATCGTCTCAAGAAGAGTGCCACTCTCATCGTCGGCGTGGCCTATACGACCGCGGAACTCAATCTCAAGATCGTCGCCCTCGAAACGGGCCTCGCGCGCAATGAGTTGCGCGTCGACTTCGCCGATCGCAGCGTCACCTATCGCAGCGTCCCCGAACAGATCGACGCGCTCGCCTACTTCCAGCGGCTCCTCGCGCAACAGGCCGTGGCGGCTGGCACGACGACGCGATCCAAGCAGGTGCTCGGTGTGGCGGCGAGGGGCGTCTGATGAGCCTCCGCAGCACCCTCGGCGGCCTGCTCAACGGCCTACGGTCTCCTGACCGCGGCCGCGCTCGCAGCGCGCAGAACTCCGCGCTCTACGAGGGCGGCAGCCAGACCCGGCGCACCATCGGCTGGCGCGCGCCGACCACGTCCGCCAATCAGGCCGTGCTCGCGTCGCTGACCGTGCTGCGGGATCGCTCACGCGCGGCGACGCGGAACGACGGCTACGCAAAGAGCGTGGTCGACAAGTGGGTCACGAACATCGTGGGTCTCGGCATCCAGGCGCGCTCGAAGGCTGTCGACCCGGCGATCCGCACGGCCGTCAACGACCTCTGGCTGCGCTGGACCTACGAGAGCGACGCCGACGGCCTCCTCGAGTGGGAGGGCCAGGTCACCCAGGCGGTACGCACGTGGCTTGAGGGCGGCGAAGCGTTCGCGCGCTTCCGATCCCGCCTACCGCAGGACGGCTTGGCCGTGCCCTTCCAGGTGCAGATTCTCGAACCCGAGCACTGCCCGCACGCCTACACGGTGTTGTCGGGCGCCGCGCGCGTCCGCGCCGGTATCGAGTTTGACGCCGTGGGCCGGCGCATCGCCTACTACTTCCACCCGTCCCGCCCCGAGCAGGACGACTTTGATGCCTCGCAGCTCCGTCGGGTCCCCTCCGATAGCGTCGTGCACATGTACGACCCGTTGCGCCCAGGACAGCTGCGGGGCATCCCGCTCCTGACGCAGGCGATGGTCGCGTTGAACGAGCTGTCGAAGTACAGCGACGCGACCATGCTCCGGCAGCAGCTCGCCAACATGTTCGTCGCGTTCGTGACGCGCGCGCCAGGCGCGGCCGGCGCGGAAGCCCTGAACCCCTTGACGGGACAGCCGGTCGAGCGCACCTCTGAGAACAAGCCGATGCTTGCAATGGAGCCCGGCATCTTCCAAGAGCTCGACGAAGGCGAGAACGTCACGTTCTCGGATCCGCCGGATGCCGGCGGCTTTCCCGACTTCATGCGCCAACAGCTCTACGCCGTGGCGGCCGCGACCGGCGTCCCGTACGAAGTGCTCACCGGCGACATGCGCGGCGTGAATGACCGCACGGTGCGGGTGGTCCTCAACGAGTTCCGCCGGCGCGTCCAGGTGTATCAGCACCAGATTGTCGCCGCGAAGCTCTGCCGGCCGACATGGATGGCGTGGTTCCGTGCCGCGTATCTGTCGGGCGCGCTCGACTTGCCGTCGGACTACCTGCAGCACCCGGAACGCTACGACGCCGTGGAGTGGCAGCCGCAGGCGTTCCCCTACATTCATCCGGTCCAAGACGTCGATGCCCAGGCGGCGCGCGTGCGGAACGGCTTCGAGAGCCGCGCGGCGATCGTGGCCGAGAACGGCGGCGACATCGAGGCCGTGGATGCCGCGCAGGCCGACGACAACACCCGGGCCGACGCGCTCCGCCTCAAGCACGACTCAGATGGCCGGTTCGCCACCGGCGCTGTGGCGCCGAGCGCGCCCCTGCCTGAGCCCGATTCCGAGACCCAGCCCGCAGGAGTAGCCGCATGACCGCCTCTGGTCCCTGGTATCGATTCAGCAACGCCGACACGGATCCGACCGTCGCGGAGATCCACATCATCGACATGATCGGCGACTGGTACGACGACGCCGCGAACCGCTTCTGGGGCGAGAACATCGGCGTGACGGCGCGGTCGTTCGTTGAGCAGCTCTCGAAGCTGCCGGCCGACACGAAGACGGTCCGCGTGCACATCAACAGTCCAGGCGGAGACATTCAGGCCGGCATCAACATCGCCAACGCGCTGCGCGAGCAGGCCTCGAAGGGCCGCACTGTGGAGACCGTCATTGACGGCATCGCGGCCAGCATCGCCTCGGTGATCGCGATGGCCGGCACGCGCGTCGTCATGGCGGACAACGCCCTACTGATGGTGCACAACCCCTGGACAATCGGCGTCGGCAACGCCGCCGAGATGCGCAAGACCGCCGACGTGCTCGACGCGATGCGCAACCAGATCGTCGCCACCTACCAGTGGCACTCGCCCCTGGACGCCGACGCGCTCATCGCGCTGATGGACGCCGAGACATGGATGGGACCAGACGAAGCGCTGGCGGCCGGACTGATCACCGAGAAGTCAACCGGTGTCAAGGCGGTGGCCAGCCTGTCGCGCGCGGCGATCGCCAAGCTCACCGCGCCCGCCGCGTTCCAGGCGCGGCTCGACGCGCTGGTCAAGCCCGAGCCGACGCCGGCGCCGGCGCCCGCGTTCGACGCGCTGCCCATCGTGGCCGCGTGCCGGGCCGCGGGGCTCGCTGACCTCGCCGAGGAGCTGGTATCAGCCAAGGCGCCGATGGCCGCGGTGACCGCGCGCCTCGAGCAGGAGCAGAC